AAAGCACACAAGGTTTATCCCTACCTGCTGCGTGATATCGATGTCACTTATCCAAACCAAGCTTGGGCGATTGACATCACGTACATCCCCATGGCGAAGGGGTTCCTGTATCTGGTGGCCATTATCGACTGGTATAGCCGCAAAGTACTGGCTTGGCGCTTGTCGAATACGATGGATACAAGCTTTTGCATTGAGGCTCTCGAAGACGCACTGCAACACTACGGGCCGCCCGATATCTTCAATTCAGATCAAGGCAGCCAGTTTACTAGCGCTGAGTTTACTCAGAGATTAATCGACCATGATGTACGGATAAGCATGGATGGGAAAGGACGCTGGGTCGACAACGTGTTCATCGAGCGATTATGGCGTAGCTTGAAATATGAGGAGGTTTACTTAAAAGCCTATACCACCCCCCGAGAAGCTGAACTTGAAATCGGCCACTACATGGTGTTCTATAACGAAGAGCGTAACCATCAGGGACTCAATGACCTTACTCCTGATGAAGCCTACTTCGGCAGGCAAAGATACGCAGCATGAGCGGGATCAAACACTTAAAAAATTAGCTTGTGTGTCCAACCAATGGGGTCCACTTCTCACACCCAATTGGCATCGAGCCATGTGGCGCTGCAACAACACGTCGAAAAGCTGCCCGACCACGACGAGATATCGGGTCTCAAACTCAGCATTGAAAAGCTGCGTGGGGACATTCGGGAAATACGCCCCAAGCTCGAAGGGCTCGACCGCATCAGCAACCTGCTGCTTGAAAACGAACTCAAGGAAAAGAACGGATGACATTGCACACATTGCTACAACAAGACCGCCGCTTGGTGATGTTGCGCGTCCTGAATGAAATGCCAGGCTACGAGGCCAACGATTCAATCATTGATTCTGCCCTCGATGCCTACGGCCACAATGTCAGCCGCGATTTGGTGCGCACCGAGTTAAGCTGGCTCGCTGAGCAGCAATTGGTGACGCTGCGCGATGTCGCAGGCACCCAAGTGGCACGCATTACCCAGCGCGGCATAGATATCGCATTAGGCCAAGCCAATCACCCTGATATAAAACGCCCACGCCCAGGGGAATAACATGACGGAGACTGCGCACACCAAAAACCGCATAAGCAAAATAGACCAATTGCCGGACGACATTAAAACCCAACTCAATATCTTGCTGCGTGAGGGCAAAATGCCACAAACGGCAATCCGCGAACAAATTAATGCGCTCATTGATGAATTTGACCTGCCCGAAGACCAGAAAATAAGCCGCAATGGGTTAAGCCGTTATTCGCAGAGTTTTCATAAAGGCATGGCGCGTTATCAGCAAGCGCAGCAGCTGACCCAACAATGGGTTAAACAATTTGGGGAAACACCTCAAACCGACATTGCCCGCAGCCTGATTGAAATTGGGAAAAGCCAGATATTCGATATTCAGATGAAAGCGCTGGAAGAGAACGAACCGCTCGACCCTAAAACCCTTTCAGTGTTATCGCTGGCCATTAAGCGTTTGCAGGAAGCGCAAAGCGGCAGCGTGAAACTCGAAAAGGAAATTCGAAAACAAGCGATGGAAGAAGCAGCAAGCACCGCAGAGAAAACCGCCAAAACCTTGGGCCTCACCAAAGAGGGGGCCACCACGATTCGTAATCAAATATTGGGGTTATCATCATGATGATGAAAGATGAGCGTTCCCCCGTTGCCGCTGCTGTTTCACACCTTCATTATCAGTACGACAATAATGAAGTCTTATTGCCCTACCAAAAATATTGGATAGAGGATGACTCGCCACTCAAGATTGCAGAGAAATCCCGTCGAACCGGTATCACTTGGGCCGAAGCCTGTGATGCTTCGCTGACCACGTCAAAAAGTAAAACCCATGGCGGGTGTCATCATTTCTATGTCGGCTCGAATAAAGAAATGGCGCGCGAGTTTATTGATGCGGTCGCGATGTGGGCCAAAGCCTTTGATAAAGCCGCTGGCGAAATATGCGAAGAAGTCATCGAGGAAGAAGACAAAGACATTCTCACCTACGTCATTTATTTCGCGTCCGGCTTTAAAGTCCAAGCCCTCTCATCTAACCCGTCAAACCTTCGCGGCATGCAAGGCAATGTGACCATTGATGAAGCCGCCTTTCATGAACGCTTGGCCGAAGTATTAAAAGCCGCGCTCGCATTAACCATGTGGGGCTGCAAAGTTCGTCTTATTTCCACCCATAACGGCACAGAGAATCAATTCAATGAACTGATTCAACAAAGCCGCGCGGGTAAAAAAGATTACAGCGTCCACACCATTACCTTGAGTGATGCCTGTTGTGATGGGTTATATCAGCGTATTTGCCAAGTAAGTAGCAAGACATGGAGCCAGGAAGAGGAAGACCATTGGATTGCAGGCTTATTAAAAGCCACGGCCACCGAAGAAGATGCATTAGAAGAATATTTCTGTGTGCCTAAATCTGGCTCGGGCGTGTATATCCCGCGCAGTTATCGCGAGCGCGCTGCCGTGCTCGAAAATAACGTGGTGCATTTTAATGGCTCTGCAGCCTTTAACGCCTTGCCCGAACGGTTACGCGCAATGGACATGGCCGAATGGTTAGAGCAAAACGTTAAAACTCTGCTTGATGATTTACCCACACACCTTCGCCATACCCTTGGGGAAGACTTTGCCCGCTCGGGCGATTTAACCGTCTTTGCCCCGTGTACTGTATTGCAAAATACCCAACGGCAAATCCCTTTTTTGGTTGAACTGTTTAATGTGCCGTTTAAACAACAAGAACAAGTGCTGTATTACATTGCCGACCGCCTGCCCCGTCGTGATGGCATCAAACTCGATGCCCGAGGCAATGGCCAATATTTGGCCGAGCAAGCGGCAGAGAAATACGGGGCGGAAGTGGAACAGGTAATGTTATCGACGGCCTATTACCGCGAGAACATGCCGAGTTTTAAAGCCGCCTTTGAAGATGACGAATTACAAATGCCAAAGAACGAGGATGTCATTAATGACTTCTCGTCTATCCAAATGATTCGCGGCGTGCCAAGCATTGATGATGCCCGCACAAAATCTGCAGACGGTCATCAACGCCACGGGGATTCCGCGATTGCGATTTTTCTGGCCTACCTCGCCTCAAAAGAAGAATGCCGCCGCTATGAATTGCACCGCATTGTAGAAGCCGAAAACAACCGCAACCTGCACGAAGACACCCGCCGCCAGTTCACTCACACCCGTGGCCTCAAAGGCATGCGCGGTGGCCTGCTTTAGGAGATCGCCATGATAATCAACCCCACTACAAATAAGCCGTTTACTCGGCAAGAAAAAGAGGAACTGCAGGCACACCATAGCCGTGCCCATGTCACCAGTGTGCGCCGCCCCATGGCGACCCATTCGATAGCCAGTTATCTCACCCCCGCGCGCCTGGCCAATGTGCTGCGCAATGCCATCAACGGCCAAGCGGAAGATTACTTTGTGTTGGCAGAAGAAATGGAAGAGCGCGACACCCATTACCGCTCGGTGCTGTCTACGCGTAAACTCGCCGCCGCCTCATTAAGCCCAACGGTAGAAGCAGCCAGCGATGACGAACAAGACCAGGCACTCGCAGAAGCGGTGCGCCAGCTGCTGCGCCACCCTCAGTGGGAAGATTGTGTGTTTGATTTGCTCGATGGTATCGGCAAAGGCATTGGCCTGGTCGAAATGCTGTGGGATACCACCGACACGCCTTGGCAGCCTTACGAGTACAAATGGGTAGACCCGCGCTTTATTCGTTTGGACGAGGATACGCAGAGCGAACTGCGCTTAGTCACCGATGACAACCCAAGCGACGGCGAACCCTTGGCCCCGAATAAATACCTGGTTCACTTGCCGCGCATGAAGTCCGGCCATTGGCTTCGCGCGGGCCTCGCCCGTGTGGTGGCCGTGATGTATATGCTCAAATCCTTCACGGTCAGAGATTGGTGGGCCTTCGCTGAAGTGTTTGGCATGCCCATTCGTGTGGGGAAATACCACAGTAATGCCTCTGATGAAGACATACGTACCCTGATTAACGCCATTGCAACCATCGCCAGTGATGCTGGCGCGGCCATTCCCGAATCCATGCAAATCGAGATGGTGGAAACCGCCAAGGGCAGTGGCGGCGATACCCTGTTTGAGAACATGGCCGAGTGGGCCGACCGCCAGATTTCCAAAACCGTGCTCGGCCAAACCATGACCACGGATGACGGCTCAAGCCAAAGCCAAGCGAAAGTGCATAACGAAGTGCGCCAAGACATCATCAACTGGGATGCCCGCCAGTTGGCCAACACCTTAAACGCTCACCTCGTCAAACCCTTCATCGACATGAACTGGGGGCCGCAAAAACAGTACCCGCGCATCATCATCAAGCTCGAAGAAAGCGAGGACATTAAAGCCTGGGTGGAGGCGATTACCCCTCTTATAGATAGAGGGATGAAAGTCCAAGCCTCCGAGGTGCGTGACCGTGTTGGTCTGTCTGACCCTGAAGACGATGGCGAATTGCTGCATGCCGTGAACAATCAACCTATCGATACACCCGCGCTCAACCGCCAGCAGCTGGCGCTCAATCGCGCCCTGCCCGCCATCGATACCGAAGCGGAAATAGATGAACTGGTGAACAGTGGCTTAAACGAATGGGAAGCAGTGAGCGCCCCCATACTGAACCCCATCTTGGACGCCGCCAAACAGGCTGACAGTTTCGAGGCGTTTAACCTGGCTTTAAACGATATCGCGAGCGAACTCGATGCCAGCGCCTTTGCCGAACAGCTGGCCGCCCTGTGCTGGCAAGCCCGCGCCTTGGGAGATGTGAGCGATGGATAATGACATCATCCCTGCAGAAGCCTTGGCTTACCTGAAAGCCAAAGGGTTAAAAGTGGGCTTTCATCATGCCGACGTGTGGAAGGATGAACACAACGCCGCCTTCACCGTGGCCAAGATGATGCAGCTCGACATGCTCGACGATGTCAAAGTGGCACTGGCCACCGCACTCGAAGAAGGCCAAACCTTTAAACAGTTCGCCGAAAGCCTCAAACCCTACCTAATACAAAAAGGATGGTGGGGCGAGCAGCTGGCCCGTGACCCGCTTGATGGGGATATCAAAGCGGTAAAGCTTGGCAGTGATGCGCGTTTAAAAACCATTTACCGCACCAACATGCGCACCGCCCGCGCGGCAGGTCAATGGGAACGCATCGAGCGCACCAAAGCCACCCACCCTTTTTTGCTGTATGAACTGGGGCCAAGTCGCGAACACCGAAAAGATCACCAAGCCTGGGCGGGGATCATTCTCCCTTCCGACCACCCTTGGTGGCAAACCCACATGCCGCCCAATGGTTGGGGCTGTAAATGCAGAGTGCGCCAACTGAGCCAACGCGAAGCAAACAGGCTGATTGCGTCAGGGCAATACAGCACCCATGCGCCAGCACTTGAAGAAAGGGATTGGCTGAACAAACGAACGGGAGAAGTTGAGCGCGTACCGAAAGGCATCGACCCTGGTTGGAACTACAACCCAGGGAGCCGACAAAATGAACTCGACAGGCAATTTCAGAAAAAGCAACAGGAGGCGCGCTAAGCGCCTCTTTGTTGTTCAGTGATGCAGTTGGGTGGGTGGTGAGTGTTTAAACGATTATGGCGAGATTTAAACGAGTGTTAAACAGTCAATTCAGTCGCTCAACTGCTATAAAGATGTTTTTGAAAACCTAAAAAAGTATCTCTAATCACTGCGGTAGAACCAAACAAATCTACGGCATCTTTCGGTGTCTTGTATTTCAAAGTCAACAGACTTGGCATCTTCTTAGGAAGAAGTTCACCTTCGCCATCTTGAATGTACTTACCTAAAATAAAGTTGATAAAGTCTTGCTGATTGTTATCTGTAAATACAGTATCGATTATCGCCTTAGCATCAGCTACGCGAGTAGCACGAGATTTGGTTTCAGCCGCATAAGCAACATATGCAAGCACATCATAAACATCACTATTTTCTGCATCGATTAGCTCTTTCATCGCACCAAGCTTCTCTGAATCATATCCATGCTCAGCCAAATTTAATAGTAGTTGTTCTCGTGTTGTGGCATCCGACCAGATTTCACGAAGTCTATCTTCATTTTCAAAAAACTTAGGCAAGTCATCAAACATTAACTGCATAAACTCATGAGCTGTTATTGGCTTGTCGCCATGCCAATACATTACAGAGCTAATATGCTTGATAGAGCGTTCTTTACCATCACTAAGCTTAATCTTAACTTTCTTTTTCTTTTCACAAATACACGTTAGCGCACCACAATCTTTACATGGTTTAGGTTCTGGTTTTTCACAAGCACAAGGTTGCTGACCACATTTATCACATGGTTTACCTCCGCCACGAGGCTTTGGCTCTTCAGGCTCTAGTGGCTCACCATCCCAATCTGGATCAGCAAAATTATGATAGGCCTTTACAAAGTCGTAGATAGTGAAATAGTCTTTACCGTCAAAAACACGAGTTCCTCGCCCAACGATTTGCTTAAACTCAATCATGTTTTTACATTCACGCATCAGAACAATGTTACGTACATTTCGGGCATCAACTCCCGTAGATAGCTTGCGTGAAGTCGTTAAAATGGTAGGAATAGATTTTTCGTTGTCTTGAAATACCTTAAGATCGGTTTCACCTGCTTTACCATCATCAGCAGTAACTCGAACGCAATAAGATGGGTTACTTGTCCAGCCTTTATACACCGCATATTTATTGATGAAATCACGCACCATCCCAGCGTGCTCTTGAGTGGCGCAGAACACGATGGTTTTCTCTTTAGGGTTAAATTTATCCATCCAATAATGCACTCGTTTTTTTTCACGGGCAGGGATGGTAATAATGCGGTTGAAATCACCTTCTTTGTATACACGCCCTTCTTCAGGCTCTCCATCAATGATGACACCATCGCCTTTGGTATAGATGTATTCATCCATAGTGCCAACGATAGGCAACACTTTAAATGGTGTTAAAAAGCCATCATTAATGCCTTCTTTTAGGGTGTAGCTATAAACAGGTTCACCAAAATATTTATAAGTATCCGTGTTATCTTTTCGCTTTGGCGTAGCGGTTAAGCCTAGCTGAACTGCTGATTCAAAATACTCTAGAACACCGCGCCATGAACTTTCATCTTTCGCACCGCCACGGTGACACTCATCAATCATAATGAAATCAAAGAAGTCTGATGGGTACTCGCCAAAGTAAGGAGCATCTTCACCATTCTCATCTTTGCCCGACATGAATGTTTGGAAAATAGTGAAGAAAATAGAACCGTTCTTAGGAACTCTACCTGCCTTTTTTACTTCTTTTGGGTCTATTCGAATGATAGCGTCTTCAGAAAATGGTGAGAATGAATTGAACGCTTGGTCTGCAAGAATATTACGGTCGGCAAGGAACAAGATTCGTGGACGACGAACCGCCTTAGAAATATCCGTTTGAGATACTTTTGACCATCGAGAGTAAAACAGCTTCCATGCAAGTTGGAATGCAATGAACGTTTTACCCGTTCCCGTAGCCAGTGTTAACAGGATCCTATCGTCGCCCTTTGCTATTGCTTCTAGGGCATTGTTGATTGCGTTTTCTTGGTAGTAACGAGCCGTCCAGCTACCACCTTTTGTTTCAAAAGGCACATCAGAAAAGCGTTGCCGCCATTCAGCGGCACAGCCAGAATCAGTAAAGGTCAATTTCCATAATTCTTCAGGACTAAGGTATCTATCAACTAACTTTTGTCCACCTGTAACCATGTCTATTTGGTAGATATCATGACCATTAGTAGCATAGGCAATTCTACATTGAAGACGAGTCGCATAGTCGATAGCCTGTCGTACCCCTTCGGTATAAGACAAAGACTCTTTCTTTGCCTCAACAACACCCAGTTTTTTACCTTTGTACTCTAAGACGTAGTCAGACGAAACTTTAGTGCCACGCTTACCACCATTCATGATACGACCTGGGCAGATAACCTCACGGCGAATATAGCTATGTTCAATGCTACCCCAGCCACACCTTGCTAGCATCGGATCAATAAAGTCAGCACGGGTATCGGCTTCGGTTCTTTGTGAGGTCATAGTTATTGCTTCCCCTGATCTAAGCGCTATAGCTTGCCACTAAAAGCTTGCTGTAACACTGATTGCTTAAGTTCATCTAATGCTTTGATTTTATTTGTATACACTAGCTTTAATCGGGAGGTCTCATTTTTTATAAAGGCAACTTGATCAATTAGTTTTCTTTGCTCTTCAATACTAGGAAGAACAAGAGGTAACTCTTTAATAATTCCCATATTTAACCCAGCCATAATAGCTCCTTTAGCTCTAATTAAAAGATATTTTCTAGCTATTGGATGGTGCAAGAAATAAATATGCAAGTACTCTGGTAAGCACTTACTTTGATCTAATGTAATACAGCAAATATGTTTAGTATTAATTGTTTTTGGTATGTCATCAGGAACGATTGCGCACCGACCACATGTTCCCATTATAGTAATTAATACATCTTTTGGCTTAACCTCAAATTTTGATAACTCTTCAAATTTCTCAGGTGTTATAAATCGCTGCCCCCCCCACTTAAACTCGTTATTAACAGTGTTATCAATCCCCAAAACGGCAATTCCGTTATCAACAATCTCCTTCTTTAACAACTGACTACCAAAGGGGCCAGTTCTCATCGACCCTTTCTCTTTTTTTGCAGCATCAAGCACAGTGCAGTTCGGTTTAGTGTGCTTGGAGAAAATAGAGTTCTGACAGAAAGACTCAAACAGCTCCCCAGTATTTTCTAGGTTTTTTTCTGCATTCTGCTTTGCTTTTTTGATATCAGAAAAAATGGCATCTAACTTGGAAACTATTTGTTTTTGAACTTCTAGAGTAGGCAGGCTAATACGAATGGATTCAATTTGCTTTTTATTAATTGAATTGAAAACCGCACCATCACTACCAATAAGGTTTTTTTGGATAGACAGTAGGAAAAAATATAGAAATGATTGATCGATATGCTTGGCTCGAATCGCAGCTAACCCTCGACCTATACAAATTTCTTCTGTCGCAATATTTATTGGACCAACAGGTGCTCGAACAGACATTAAAATATCACCGTCAAGCGCGATTTTAGTTACCTTTGATGTCCACTTAACAGGCGGTTTCAGGTACTTATCACCATATTCTTTTTTACCTTGATAAAAGGGTAAACCTATACGATCGGTATTATAATACTTCCCTTCAGGACTTTGTCCTGCAACAACCTCACAAACATCAATTAATTTTTTAACTTGCCACATTACAGCAACCCTCGAACACTCATAAGAATTGCTTCACTCTCTTTATCGAGAGTCATTATTTCCTCTATGATTTCAGATGTCTTACGAAGTGGTGCTTCTTCTTCGACATTAGGATTTTTTATGCTTAGGTCAAAACTAGCATCAAGGCCTCCTATATCAAGAGACCAAGATTTGTATGAATCTGAAAACGTCTTTTGAAGTGCAACGAAATCTTTTAGGTCATTATCGTTCAGTGGGTTAGTTTTTCCCATTTTACGACCTGGATCTAATTCGTAAAACCATGTTTTTTGAGTTGCCGACCCTTTTTCAAAGAACAAGACAACTGTTTTCACCCCTGCTCCAATAAATGTCCCTGCTGGACAATCCAATACCGTATGCAAGTTACAGTTTTCCAAAAGCTCTTTACGTAAAGCGATGGCTGCATTATCTGTATTCGATAAGAAGGTATTTTTGATAACGACAGCGCCACGACCGCCTGCTCTTAGTTTTTTGATAAAGTGCTGTAAGAACAAGAAAGCCGTTTCACCCGTTTTGATCGGGAAGTTTTGCTGAACCTCAGCACGCTCTTTACCACCAAAAGGTGGGTTGGCTAGGATAATATCGTGGCGTTCACTATCTTGAATATCAGCAATATTTTCAGCTAACGTGTTGGTATGAATGACATTTGGTGCTTCAATACCATGAAGTATCATGTTCATTATTGCGATGACATAAGCTAATGATTTTTTCTCTTTCGCATAGAAAGTTTCATTTTGCAGCGTATCAAGATCTTGAGTGGATAGACCCTCTTTTTTGCTTAGGTAATCAAATGCCTCACATAAGAAGCCTGCTGAACCTGCTGCGCCATCGTAAATGGTTTCACCAATTTTAGGCTGTACAACATCGATCATGGCGCGGATTAATGGACGAGGTGTATAGTATTCACCACCATTGCGACCAGCGTTCCCCATGTTCTTGATCTTGGTTTCGTATAGGTGCGATAGCTCATGCTTTTCTTCTTGAGAACGGAATCGAAGCTCATCGACTTTTTCTAGGCAGTCACGTAGTGCGTAACCACTTTGGATTTTGTTTTTGATCTCACCAAAGATCTCACCGATTTTATATTCGATAGTATCTGGGCTTTCTGCTCGTTGTTTGAAACCTTTTAGGTAATGGAAGAGTTTGTTATCGACAAACTCCATCAAATCGTCACCGATAAGAGCGTTGTCGTAATCAAACTCACCATCTACCTTAGGCGCAGCCCATGAAGACCAACGATACTCTTCATCAATTATGTATTGGTAATCTTCAAACATCAGCTCGGCATTGATCTTCTTGTCTTGTTCTAAGTCATCAAGGTACTTAAGAAATAGCATCCAAGATGTTTGCTCTGTGTAATCAAGTTCCGAAGAACATCCAGAGTCTTTATGCAGAATATCATCAATATTTTTAAAGGTTTGTTCGAACATTGTTAACGCTCTGAGTTGAAGGAAATCCACATCTATAATACATTTTTTCAGACAACCAAACCAATAGTTCTAAAACCCATCAAACACAGAAAATGGTCAAATCGTCCGCTTTATAAACAACTACAAACAACCACCGCCGTAAATCTCACCCAACCCCCTATCCACTTATTCTGGCCTCTACCGTTTACCCAAAACGCAGGCCAACACAATGCCAGACACAACCCAAACACGACACCTAGCGCTCTGTTTCCAACTGCCTTCACAGCAAAGCGATACAAGTGAGCGCTGGCTAGAGCTCATCCCCGCAGGCACCTTTGCAGGCATCGATGGCCGCCGTTGGTCAAATGCTTCCCCCGATTCCGTCGTTCTCAACTCTGCCGCCTCTACGCCCTGGGACATTGAGCACGCCACCCACATTAAAGGCCCTCAGGGTGAAGAAGCTCCCGCGTATGGCTGGGTAGAAGAATATGACGTGCGTGACGGCGCTATTTGGGGCCGTGTTGCCTTTAACCGTGAAGGCATGGACATCATTGCCGAACGCAAATACCGCTATTACTCCCCTGCTTTTTTGCACGATGCCCAAGGCAACGTGACCGCGATTGAATCCGTGGGCTTTACCAACAAACCCAACTTGACCGAACTCCCTGCCCTTAATCGACAACAACAGGAGCAACACCCCATGACACTCTCTGCCCCTCTCGCTGCAGCGCTGTCGCTCAACCCTGCCACAGCAACTGACGCCGATGCAGTTACCGCGATTGATGCACTCAAATCTGATGCGCAGCTGGCGCTTAACCGCGCCGAACAACCCGACCTGAAAAAGTTTGTGCCCGTCGAAACCCATCAACTGGCCTTAAACCGCGCCGAAGCGGCAGAAGGCGAATTGAAAGCCCAGCAAGACGCGGAAACCGAAGCCGTGATTGATGACGCCATCGCCGAAGGCAAGATTGCGCCTGCGAATAAAGCCGCGTTCCTGTCGATGTGTCGCAGTGACCGCGAAGGCTTCGACCGCTTTTTGGCCTCGGCTCCCAAGGTTGCGAGCGATGAAAGCCGCCACACCCAGTCACCCAAAGGCCACGCCAAGCTCGATGAACACGAGCTCGCCATGTGCCGCAAATTACACCTCACCCAAGACCAATTCTTGGCCGCCAAAAACGCCCAACAGGAGCAGTAATCAATGCCACAGTCACAATCTGAAATCCTTCAAAACCTGTTCACGGGCATGAGCGCGTCTTACACCCAAGGACTCGACAGCGCGAGCCCTCAATGGCAAGAAATCGCTACCGAAGTGCCAAGCTCAACCTCTGCCAACAACTATGGCTGGCTTGCCGACATTCCTGGCATTCAAGAATGGGTCGGTGAACGCCAATTGGCCGACATCGGCAAACACGGGTACGCCATCGAGAACAAAACGTGGGAAACCTCCATCAAGGTCAAACGTGAAGACGTGGACGACGATCAAATTGGCATGTATTCCGTGCTCGCCAAGAACTTCGGTTTTCAGGTGGCGCTGTTTCCTGACGAACTGTCCTACGGGCTGTTAAAGGCAGGCTTTGAAACCCAATGTTTTGATGGTCAGTACTTCTTTGACACAGACCACCCTATGGGCGACGACACCTATTCCAACATCGTTGGCGTGCCTACCTCGACGGGCGAACCATGGTTCTTAATTGATGATACCCAAGTGCTCAAACCCATCATCTACCAACACCGCCGCCCGTTCGTGTTCAAGAACATGAACCCCAATGAAGAGTTCACCTGGTTCAATAACGCACTCGCTGCAGGCACCGATGGCCGTTCAAACGTGGGCTTTGGTTTCTGGCAAACCGCCGTGGGCTCGAAAGCAGCGCTGACCGAATCTAATTACGAAAAGGCCATTGAAGCACTGTCCGGCACCAAGAAAAACAACGGCACCCCGCTTGGCATTCGCCCCACCAAATTGGTGGTCGGCCCGCGCAACCGCGCGGCGGCGAAGAAGCTCATCAATGTGGCTATCCAAGGCGGTGGCGGCAGCAACCCCTATTTCGAAGACGTAAAAGTGGTTGTGAGCCCGTACCTCGGGTAACCACCTAACCCACTCGCACTGGCCGCAAGGCGGCCTTTGCCCCTTTGTATTTTGAGGATGAAACAGTGACCGATGTTCCTAAGCCAACCGCGTCAACCAAAACGCCACGTACTGGCAGCAATAAAAAAGCCACTGACACCGCAAACACCGACACTGCGCAAGTTGCTGGCACTGCCGCTGCGCCATCGCAATCGGATAGCGCGCCAAGCGGCCTAAACACCCATGAAACCATCACGACAAGCCTTGAAGGCACGCCCTTTGTTGCCGTGTTCGTCAAAGCTGTCTCTGTCGATGGGTTCTGGCGCTGTGGCCGCTTTTGGCCCCACGCAGGCGTGCAAGTGTATGCGGTTGACGACCCAACCACCGCCCACGCGCAACACGATGCCGATGTGTTTGTTGATATGGCAGCGCTTGAACGCATTGAGCTTGAGCCCTTACTTGTGGTTTCACGCCTGCAAACAGACGAAAAGGAAGCCTAAGCCATGACCGCCGCCGTCTATGCCACCGCGCAAGATTTGCTTGAACGCGATCCCTCGTTTGTGTGGACGGTGGCCGCCCAAAAAGACAACCCCGATACCCTCGATGAGGTGGCCATGGCTGCCGCCTTGCGCGATGCCACCGAAGAGATAAACAGCTTTCTGTCTCGCTTTACTCTGCCGCTTGCAGCCACGCCAAACACGCTCAACCGCTTGGCCATTTCCCTTGCCTTTTACTGGCTGGCTGACCGCGACAGCAGCGTGACTGACCTCGTACAAAAGCGCTATGACGATGCCATCAGTACCTTGAAAGACATCCAAGCAGGTCGCCGCGATCTTGGTTTGCCCAAAGCAGACAAGCCCGCTGAAACCCAAAGCGGTAAGGCGGAGGTGATCGCCGCCTCTCGCCCTGCCATGCGCAAAGACTTGGGCGGGGTGCTGTAATGGCCATCGCCGTTAACATCACAGGCGATGCCGAGCTTCAAAGGCTTCAGCAACATATCGCGAGACTCAGCGATGCAGGTAACCGCCGCCAGCTGCTGGCCCTCATCGGCGCAGAAGCCGAAACCCAAACCCATCGCCGCATTCGCGATGAGAAAACCGCGCCAAATGGCACGCCCTGGGAAAGCTGGTCAGACGGTTATGCCAAGACCCGTCACGGTAACCATTCGTTACTGATGGGAAACGGCGAACTCGATGACTCTATCCAATTTCAGGTGCGTGGCAATAAGGTGCATGTGGGCTCGCCCCTGGTGTATGCCGCCGTGCATCAAGACGGCTTTGAGGGCGCGGTCAACATCGCCGCCCACCATCGGCGCATCACCCAAGCCTTTGGCAAGGTGCTTCGCCACCCTGTTTGGCAATCAGTCGGCGCGCATGTGCGCCACATGAAGGTGCCGCAGCGTGAATACCTGGGACTTTCCACTGAGAACCGCCAAGACCTGTACGCCTTGATTGGTGACTTTTACGGAGACCTTCTGACATGAGTACGCGCCCGCAACTCGACATCACAGGCACCTCTCTGGCCATCACCGCCGCTGTGGTGCAGGCCCTTGCCGCGTTCAAAGGCGATGCCCCTGATAAGGTCGGCAGCATTAACCGGCACAAAGGCCGCTTCGCCACCCCCGATGCAGTGAAACATGAGGTCACTCACTATGGCGCGATCCGTGTGGCCGCACTCAACGTCAGCCAGGTGCGCCGCGAAGCAGGCAGCCTGGTCGGCATGGTCTCCTTGGTGGCCTTTGTCATGACCACTGACCATTACGGCCATCACCGTGACGAGCGCGCCGAAGTCATCAGCAGCAAGCTCGCCGTGTTTATCTCAGGCCAAGATTGGTCACAGGCTCTTGGCCGAACCGCCTACAAACAGCCTGAACGCATAAGCGCGCAGAATCTTTGTACCGAGGCGCTAGACAACATCGGCGTCGCGATTTGGTCAGTCAGTTGGCAGCAAGAGTGTCGCCTCAATATGCCCGTTGACCTGACCACCCTTGATGACTTTTTGACCATGCAACTCGATACGCCCACGCAAGATAGTCCAGCGCTGAGCGCCACCTTCGCGATGCGCCAAAACAACACACCCAGCCCCGAGGACACCCAATGAACACCGTGACTCTCTACCCCACCGATAAAAAGGTGAAAGTACGTAAACCCGATGGCGGCCACCTCAATGAAAACGGCGAGCCTGTGGTCATGACCGCCTTCTGGCACCGCCGTGTGCGCGATGGCTCTGTCACCCAAGACGCGCCAGAAGACGCCATTAATACTGCAAAAGACAACATCGACACGGCCAAAGACAGCGCGAAACCAAAAGGATCTAAATGATGTCCATCCCGAATGATATTCGTGTTCCCCTGTTTTACATGGCTTTTGATAACGCCAATGCCAATCAGGGGGTCGCGGTACAGCAACACAAAATACTGGTGATGGGTCACCAAAGCGGCGGCACCGCGACCGACTTGGAGCAATACCGTATCACCAGTGACGACCAAGCCCGCGCCCTCTTTGGTGACGATGCCATGCTCACGGCCATGCTGCAGACGCTGCGCAAAGGCAATAACTACACCGAGACCTGGGCCATGCCCGTGGCTGAGCCCGCAGCAGGCACGGCGGCTTCATCAGGACAAGCCATCACGGTGACAGGCTCTGCCAGCCAAGCGGGCACGCTGTCACTTATGATTGCGGGCCAGCGCGTGCAAGTGGGCGTGAGCACCAATGACACTGCAGGAGCCATCGCTGCCGCCATCGTTAATGCCATCAACCAACAGGCCGCATTGCCTGTTACGGCGCAAATTCCAGCGAGCGAAAACACCCGAGTGAAACTAACCGCCAAATGGAAAGGGATCACGGGCAACGACATCGATGTGCGCTGTAACTATTACGACACCGAGCAGCTGCCGCCTGGCGTATCGCTAACCCTGTCACCTTTATCCGGCGGTGCAGGTTATGTCGATGCCAGTGACGTCATTGGCGCATTGGGCGATGAGTGGTTTAACCATATCGTGTGCCCGTTTAACGATCAGGCTTTCCTTGATGGCCTTCGCACCGAACTCGATGCCCGTTGGGGTGCGCTTCGCATGATGGAAGCCGTGTGTTACACCGCCATTCGCGGCAACCATGCCGAAACGGGCACCTGGGGCAATACGCGCAACGACCATTTGATCACCTGCATGAGCACCAACACCGCCCCCAACCCGCCGTGGGAATTTGCGGCGGCGTATGCGGGGCAAGCGGCCTATCACCTCGCTATCGATCCCGCGCGGCCTCTGCAAACCTTGCCCTTGGTCGGATTGCTGCCGCCGTCGAAGCGTGAGCGCTGGGATTTGGTAGAGCGCAACCTGCTGCTGCATGACGGTGTCGCGACCTACTACGTGGATGCAGGGAACCGCTGCGTGATTGAGCGTGAAATCAGCACGTACCAGGTCAACACCTTTGGCAGTCCTGATCCGAGTTACCTCGACATCACCACCCCGATGACGCTCGGTTATTTCCGCTTTGTCCATAAGGCTCACTTCACCCAAAAATTCCCACGCCATAAATTGGCGGGCGATGACGTGCTCGACAGCCTAGAGCCAGGGCAACCTGTCGTGACGCCAAAAATACTGCGCGCCGAAATGCTCGATGTGTTCTTGCAATTGCAAGAGAAAGGCTTGGTGGAAGGCTTTGAGCAATACAACGCCGAGCTTGAGGTCACCCGCGACAGCGCAGACGCCAACCGCATCAATGTGCTGTGTTCACCAGATTTGATTAACGGCCTTCGCATCATGGCCATGAACGTGCAGTTCAAGCTGTAAGGAGAAACACCGATGTCTATTCTCGGATACGCCAAAATTCGCGCCAATGGCGATGAACTCAAAACCAAGGGCGGCGCACGTCTCAACCCTGGCGGCTTTAGTCGCACCTCACACGGCGGTGGTGGTCGCGTCTGGGGCAACAGCAAACGCTTTGTCGCCCCCTCGCTCGACTTCAAGTTGGTGGTAGACAGTGACACCGACGTGCAAGCGCTCAACGACATGGAGAACGTCACCATCGTCTTTGAGGCTGACAACGGCCTCACTTACATGATGACAGACAGCGCCTTGGAAAACCCCGCAGAGCTCGATGAAGACAACGGCGAGACGGGCGGCAAATTCATTGGCAAACAATGCAAACGCATTTAAGCGAGGCAACCTGTGGCAAAAATTGAATTTAGCCTTGAGCATGGCCTTCTCTTTGGCAAAGGTCAGGACGCAGAGCCGCACTATGACGTGGTACTGCGTGAACTCACCACCCGCGATGTGATTGAAGCGCGCACCAAGGCCGAACAAGTGGTGTTTGTGCCTGACCCGCAAACGGGCACAGAGAGAGGCATCACCGTGGTCTCTGAGGTCAAGATGGGCATTGAGCTTTTATGCCGCCAAGTGGCCTCGATTGGCGACATTCAAGGCCCACTGTCAGAGCGCCAATTGTATGGGCTGCATGTGGATGATTTTGCCCTACTCAATGAACAAGCCGAACGCCTCGATGCTGCCGTGGGGGTGGCGGAAAAGCGGGGGCGATTGGAGCAGCCAGGCGACCGGACTTGAACAGGTCGTGCTTGCTCTGGCAAGCCGACATTTCACCTCTATCGAGCACTTTCTCGATAAACCCGTCACCTGGCTGTTTGACCACTTACTCGCATTAAAGGCAAAACACCATGAGCACACTAAACAGTGAAATCGTCATCAACCTGTCGGGGAACCTCTCCCAAAAAGCCCGCACCTACTCTAACGACATGAAGAAATTTGCGGCGAGTCAATCACACATGGCCAAAGGGTTTCGTCACGTTGTGAGAGGCGTCAACAAAGGTTTAGACGCCATGGAAAACCGCTACACCGCTTTGGTGGCCACGGTAGCAGGTGGCGCAGTGGCCAACAGGTTGGTCACCCTTGACCGCCGTCTGTCGCGTTTATCCGTAGCGGCAGACCTCACCAAAGAACAAACCCGCGCCTTATACGAAGAAATCGAGAACATTTCACGCTCTGAGGGTATCCGTATCGATCCTACCCAAACCCTCGAAGGGCTTGAGGTGGTGATGGAAAAGCTCGGTGATATCGACTTTGCCCGCCAGAACATGGGCAACATTGCGCTGTTTTCTCAAGCCACGGGCGCGACAGGTGGCCACATTGGTGCCGTGCTCACTCAACTCAAAAAGCTCTCAGTAGAAACCCAACAAGAGGTCATGACCGCCATGGACACCTTGAACGTGCAAGGTAAAAGCGGCGCGTTCACCATGGCCTCGTTCGCCGCACAAGGTGAGCGGCTGCTATCAACCTATGCTGCAACAGGTCGCCAAGGTGTTGAGGCTGTGCTTGAACTGGGTGCCGCCATGCAGGTCATTCGAAGTGGTGCGGGCTCTGACGACCAGGCCGTGACCGCGTATGAAGCGTTTATCCGAGAAGTGACCACCCCCGACAAAGTGAAAAAGCTCAAAGAATTGGCAGGCATCAATGTGTTCGATCCTGACAAGCTCAAGCAAGGCGCGGAAGTCATGCGCCCGTTACCCGATCTGATGAAAGACATCATTACTCAAGCAGGCTCAAGCCAGACCTACACCATGAGCCAAGCCCTCAACACCATCAAGTTTGGCGAAGAAGCCATGCGCGCCTTAAAGCCTTTGATGGGGGAGTTTTCCGCTAACGGCAGCATTAACGCCTTTGACCAATTTCTGTCCGTGACCGCCGACGGCAGTACCACAATGCAAGATGCGGCCAAGGTGGCCAAGGACTACCAAGCCAGCGTCGATAATTTGATGACCGCCGTCCACCGACTCACACAACGAGAGCTGGCAGGCCCCTTTCAAGACCTGGCCGATGCGGTCAACAGCTTGGACGCCGACACCCTTGACCGCTGGCTGCAGCTGGGCAAAAACATCGGCGTGACCGTGGCCGGACTCATCGCCGCCCGCAAAGCGCTGGGTGTCGCCAAAGATTTAAAAGCCGTGTTCGGCAAAAAAGGCGGCGTCGGGAATGGCGCAAACACCCTCTCTGGCGGTGTCACCCCCGTGTATGTGGTGAACATGCCCGCCGCCAATGCCCTGCCTGGTAGCGCGAGCGGTGGAATAGGGAAACAGGGCAAAGGTGCAGGCAAAATGCGCTGGCTCAACGCGGCGGCGCAAAGCACAGGCATTGGCTATGGCCTGATGAACCTTGCCCCTGACTTCTCCCCCATCGACATTCGCAGACAATCTGACGTCGATACCACAGGCATGCCGTCGTCATTCGTGCCAGGCGCGGGCTTACTGGATGTGTTTGACGAAATATCAGGCTGGTTCAGTGGACAAGGGGCCCCTTCCCAAACGCCGGAGTCTGGAGAAATCCGAGGCAAAATAGCCATCGAAATGCACGAGAACCGCACCCGCATTAAAAGCGCGGACGTGCGTTACAACGGCATACCGCTCACGGTCGATCACGGCTTATCGATGGCCGATTAAGGGGGCGAGATGCAAGCACAATGGCAAGACCGACGTGACGCCGCCTTTCGTGGCGTTCCTTTTCTACTGAACACAGTGCGCGGCAAAACAGGCCGCCGCACCGTGCCCCATGAATACCCCAAGAGCAACCTAGGCTGGCCAGAAGACAACGGCGGCGCGCTCAATGTCGAAACCATCAAAGCCGTCCTGGTCGGCCCCACCGCGCAAACCCAGTGCCAGCAATTGCTTGATGCCTTAAACGTCGCCGGGCCAGGTGAGCTGGTGCATCCCTATTGGGGCATTCGTCAGGTACAAGTTGGCGACGTAAATTACGATTTCGATAACAACGAGCGCGATATCTGCCGCCTGTCGTTTCAGATTTTCGCGGTCAGTGATCGGCTATTCCCTGCAGACCAACTCGACACGCAGCAAGCAGTCACCGAGCAAGCAAAAGCCGCCAATGACGCGCAATGTGAGCGCTTTGCCCAAGTGACCGAAGCACTGACACCCGAGCAAGCGACATCGATGGCCGACCATCTTGATGGATTGCTCGACAGCCTCGATAACACGGTGAACAACTTACCAGGGCTGCCGGAGCAAACGGGCGAATGGGTGAACAGGCTGGGCCGCGTTAAATCCTCGGTCACGCGCGGATTAACCTACCCAGGGCAACAAGCCAGGGACATCACGGATCTTCTTTTTCGCGTGAAAGACCTGGTCACAGAGTTGCCCTTGTCACTCAGTATTTACGATCAACTGGCACAGCGCTGGCAGGGAGAACGCGAAGCGCTGAGCCCTACCCGCTCTGCGACAACACCCGAACAGGCTCAACAGCTAACTGCACTCGATTTGATGCTCACCGCCGTCGTGACAGGCAAAGCCAATGCCATTGCCAACGGTGAACTGACCGACAGCCAACAAGCCGAGCAAGCGGCCACCTCGATGACAACGTCACTGGCGACCCAAGCTGCCCGCGCCGTGGAGGATGGCAACCGCGATGGCTGGCGAACACTGAGGGCTTTGCGCCTTTCCGTGGTCGAGGACATCAAAACCCGCGCACGCCAATTACCGAGAATGCGCACCGTCTCGATTGAGCGCCCTATTCCCTCGGCTTTGCTCGCCTATCACATCACAGGAGACGCACAGCAACGTGATGACATCGTCAAACGCAATCGCCTGTCTCGCCCCGCGTTTGTAACGGGCAATGTAGATGTGTTGGAGAACAGCAATGGATAAGGTGTCATTGAAAATCGGGGGCCGCGTCTGGCAAGGCTGGAAGCAAGTCAGCACGACCCGCGCCTTATCGGCGGTGACGGGTGAGCATCAATTCAGCATCACCCGCAGTTGGCAAGATGCCGAGGCGCTGCCCCTTCGTGAAGGCATGGCCGTGGAGGTGTTCATCGGAGAGGACAAAGTTGCCACGGGCTACATCGCCGAACGCGTACCAAGCTATGACGCCAACACGCTCAGCTACCACATCACCGCACGGTGCAAAACCAAAGATCTGGTCGAGTCGTCATTGGTTCACCCATCGGGGGAATGGAAACACGTCACGCTGGCCACCCTCGCTGATGAAATCTGCCGCCCTTATGGTATTGCGGTGGAGGTGCAAACCGACATTGGTGGGCCGTTCACCACTGTCCGACTTGAGCAAGGCGAATCGCCCTTTGAACTGCTAGAGCGCTTGGCCCGTCAACGGGGAGTGTTGCTTACCAGCAACGCGAACGGCAACTTGGTGATCGCCCGCGCCAGTGACATACAGCTGCACACCGCCTTGGTGCTCGGACAAAACATCTTGGCCGCGCGGGGCCGCTTTAGTGAATCAGAGCGTTTCAGTCAGTACATCATCAAAGGCGTCGGCAATGGTGCCGCGTTTGATGCACAAAGCCCCGCCCGTGTCGGCGGCCAATCCGTGTCAGTCAATGACAACGACATCACGCGCTATCGCCCGAAAATCATTCTCTCGGAAGAGGTCTTCACCGCTGATGGCGCAAGCCGTCGAGGCCAGTGGCAAAAGCAACGCGCGCTGGCACATGCCACCACCACTGAAATCACCGTACAAGGCTGGCGCATGCCCAATGGAATGCTCTGGCCACTGAACCGCCGCATCAAAGTGCTCGACCCCATTCAAGGGATCGATGACGTGTTGCTCATCGCCTCACTGACCCGACTCGAAGACGACCAAGGCCGCACCACGGTGCTCGGTTTAGTGCCCCCCAACGCGATGGATATTCCCATCGAAACCGCCAAAGACACTAAGCAGGTGGCTGCATGGTAACCGCGTTCAACCGCCTTTTAATGCCCGTTAAACGCCGATTACAGTTAATGGTTGATCGCGCCGTGCTGCGTATCGTGAGCGATAGCACCCAACGCCAACAGCTTCAAATCCAAACCTTGGCAGGCGAAACCGACAGCGACATTGAACGCTGGCAAAACTATGGCCACACCAGTGTGCCGCCAACAGGCTCAGAAGCCATCACTCTGGCCCTGAACGGTAACCGTTCGAACCTCATTGTTATCTGCGCCGAAGACAAAGGCGTAAGACTGAAAGACCTGCAGCCAGGGGATAGCGCGCTGTATCACGCAGAGGGCCATTTTTTGAAACTGACCCGAGATAAAACGGGCGAGCTTAGCGCAGATACCCTGAACATTTCAGTGAAACAGGTAAATATCACCGCCACTGAATCGGTTGTTATAACGACCCCTACAGCACGCTTTTCTAACAACGTTGAAATCGGAGGTAATTGCCATGTAACAGGTCACGTCATCGGTGAGCAAGGCGGCACCTTTAAAGGCGTCAAAGCGGAGAGCCACAAACACAAAGAAAACGGTAAAGACAACCTAACGGACGACCCACAATGATTGGTACTTATTGGCACCAGAACGGCGCAGACCACAGCATCGAAGACGGCAAACTGGCAGAAGACGATGGCCTCAACTCGCTGGTCTTCATGATGTTGATGACGGATGCACGCGCCAAAGACAGCGACGCTTTACCTGCTGGCACAACCGACCGTCGTGGCTGGCCTGGTGACAGCTTTGCCGCGTCACCCTGGGGCTCTCGCCTTTGGCTGCTTGCCCGCGAAAAGCTCACCACAACCACACTGCAGCGCGCAGAAGATTACGCCAGTGAAGCCCTAGTGCCGCTGCTCAAAGGGATAGCCAAACGCTACCGCGTCACGGCATCACGTCAAGGCCGCGAGCGCTTGCGCCTAGATATCACCATCACCAAACCCGACGACACGGTGATGCGTTATGGCATCAGCCTTCGTTGGGCGGCGCACACGTTACGCGGTGAGGTGTCACATGCCTTATAACCCGCCAACACTTGCCGAATCTATTCAACAAATCGAAGGCGATATCTCGCTTGAGCTTGGCCTTAATGCCCATTTACCCGTGGTCTGTTCAGAGCGCGCCATCGCGTTTTCCGTGGGCGCGGCCAAGCGTGATTTGCATGACCAACTGCAGTGGCTGGCCAAACAAATTGTGCCGACCGCCGAAAGCGACGACAGCACCATTGAAACCCGCGCCGCTTATGAAGGCGTGCCGCGCAAGCTGCCACAAAAGGCCAAAGGGCATGCCACTTTTACGGTGTCTGATAACGCGCAATTGCCGCTTGATTCGGTGCTCACCGCCGCCAACGGTTCACGCTATCTCGTGACCTTCGCCACCTTGCCCGACAACGGGATCATCATCGCTGCAATTGAAGCCGAACTGGCAGGGAAAGCGGGCAACCTTAATGCAGGTGACGTGCTCACGCTCGTCAGTCCCGTGCCAGGCATTCATAACCAAGCCACCGTGCGCACTCTTGAAGGGGGCGTAGACATTGAACCCATTACTGAACTGCTCCGTCGTTTGTGGTTTCGCAAACAATATCCGCCCATGGGTGGTGCACTGCATGATTACAGAGCTTGGGCGACCGAAGTGCCGAGCGTGACCCGCGCTTGGGCATACGATGCCTGGCAAGGTGGTAGCACCGTGGGCCTGACCTTTGTCTGTGATGGTAATGATGACCTCTTGCCGTCTGCTGCAAAAATCCAAGAAGTAAAAGACTACATCTATCGTCATAGCGACCCTGCAACGGGCGTGGAGGTGGGCCGCCCTGCTGGCATTGAAACCGTGTTGTTTACGCTACGTATAAAGCCCGTTCAATTGGCCATCACACTCACCCCCGACACTGCAGAGACCCGCGCCGCCGTCATCGCACAACTCACCCAATTAGAGCGCCAATTCGCAAGCCCTGGTAGCCGCATTTTACTGTCACAAGTACGCACGGCCATTGGCACCGCATCGGGCGTGATGGATTACGCCACCCCACTTGCCAGCGACATCATCAGCCAAAGCAATGAGCTCATCACCTTTGAGGTGCCGCAGTGGATAGAGTAACCGCCGCCCAATCGACAGAGGCTTGGCTTGATGTCCTGCAGCAGCTGATGCCACAGGGCCTTGCTTGGCCGCGTGATGATGAGGCGAATCAAACCAAACTGCTTCGCGCACTGGCCAAACAACTGGCCGACATTGATGCCCAAGCGGATGCGCTCCAACAAGAAATGACACCCGCCAATGCGCGTGAACTACTCGACGAATATGAACAGTATTTGGGTTTACCCGAGTGCGGCGCACCGCAACAACAAACAACAGAGCGCCAAGCCGCTGCCGTTGAAAAAGACCAACGAAAAGGCCGTTTGCAAGCGTGGAACATCGAACAACGCGGTGCAGATTTAGGCTTTCAGATTACGGTCGAAGAACACTTTCCGCATCATTGCCTTCGAGGCTGCACCTATCCCCTCTATGAAGAAAAGTACCGTCACCTTTTGCGTATCCGCGTGCATGGCACAGACGAAGGCGATGCCAACACTCTGGAATGCACCCTCAAGCAATTCAAGCTCGGCGGGAAATATTACGAATTTGTCTATGAAGGTAATCAATAATGCATTTGCTCAATAATGGCTCTCAGGTCGAACAGATACCCGCTATCAAATCACGTGAAGGGATTGGCGGCTACTTCAGTGAAAGCAATGATGACGACGCGCCAAGCTATCCGGGGGCCGACTGGTTTAATGCTGTCATTCGCGAGTTTCAAAATGCACTGGCAGTATCTGGTGTGGCCTTTAACCCTGATAGCTTCAATCATCTCGCCGCACTTATACAGATAACTGCAGTGCCTGTAGGGTCTCCGATGCCCTGGTTTACCGATACGGCTCCCAATGGACATGCCATCTTCAAAGGCCAAGCGTTCGACAAAGACGCTAACCCTCAATTAGCCCTCATTTTTCCAACAGGTGTTCTACTGGATTTACGCGGGGTCGGCCTCATCGGTAAGGAAGAAGGCGAAACAGTAGGCGTTTTCGAAGAAGGTCAGGTTAAAGAACACGGCCACCCTAATTCAGAGGTTTCAACCACGAATCTGGGAACGAAGCGATCAACATCTAACGGACGACACCGTCACTATTCGAGAGGCGGTTATCAGGGGGGATATACCAGCTCATACCATAATGCAGATGCGGCTGGCGGCAGTCATTCGAATGTTCTTTATTCAAGCGAAGCCCCTGATCATTTCCACGACACCTACATTGGGGCGCATGGCCACGCTCTTCAAGTTGCCCTATTTGGCATGGTCAAAAACACCATTGATCACTACAAAGTTAATTGGATTACTAGGATGGCCTAATGAATAGCATTCAATCGCAATCTGTCACCTTAAACGTATCTCAAATCACTGACGAAGGGTGGTGGCTTGGTAACAAGCAAGAACATGTGGCCAAAGGTACAGCGCTCGGTGATGACTATACCGAGTCAATTTACACGCCCTCAGAAGTAGGGTTAATCGCACGCTTCGACAGAGAAAAAGGTGTCTGGTCTGATGAAATCAAAGACATGACATTCACACCTTACTTTTCAGAGAATGGTCAGCACTATATCGTGGGCTCGCCTGATGGCGCTGTACCAAAAGGCATGATTGAAACCCCGCCACCAGCACATGACCCACTCAAACAGGCCGTGCGACATGATGGTGAGCAGTGGAAGATATTTGATATTAAGGTTGGCGAGTCTTTTTGGGATGAATGGGCCAATGAATATGTCGTGTCAGAAACCTATTTTGAATTGCCTGAATCCTGCACCTGGGAACGTCCACCCGAGACTGAAGAAGGCTATATACAAAGACTAGTGGACGGCAGCTGGCAGCAAATCGAAGACCACAGGGATACGCTGATTTATAACAAAGCAGAATGCAGACATACTGATTACGTCGATGATATAGGCCCAATAAAAGAGGGATGGACGTTTGATGAACCTCCTACCCCATACCACGAATACACCGCAGAAGGTTGGGTGCAGAGCATTGACCGCGCTAAGCAAGCAAAGCGAGAAGAGATCAACGCCTGGCGCGCATCACTGGAAAATGACTCAGGCACGACCGTCACTGCAAATGGTATTGAATGGGACGCAGGGCCTGAAGCACGTTTGAGGATTGATTCAACGATACTGTCTGACTCGATGCCGCCTTATTGGACTGATGCCAATAATGTCGATCATCAAGGCATGACGATAGAAGCGTTAAAACAAGTTAAAGCCGCCATTAACCTTCAAGGTTTTATGATCCACGACAGACAGCGAGCCATGAAGCGAGACTTAGACCAAATTGCCGAGTTTGATGATGTGTTGGCGTTTAGCGTGGGCTGGGTTGAAGCATAA